TTTCTTGTAACCAATACCCTTTTTCTTTAGATCCTTTTCAAGACCTTTTCTCTTCTTACGGTTCTCACCTTCATCAGATCCACGATCTGCAGAAATGTGACCAGTATCTTTATCTTTAGCCTTGCTTAATTGCCTTGCTAAACCACCTTCACATAGTGATATAAATTGTTGGAAAGTTTTCATTACGCTAATGCAATTGCTCTAAAGTCCTTTAATCTAACTGGAATACATTCGTTTGTAGATGTCATCACTATTTTAATTATAAATCCATCAAACTGTTCTAAATCATTTACCGTGAATTGATATTCTGAGAAATCATTTCCTCCATTTGATTTAACTAAAGCATCTGCTCTACCATCATTCATTCCAACATTTATAATATCATCACCAAACCCATCACCATCAGTATCAATTAAATTTTTATATCCAGGAAATGGTCGGTATGTTTGAGCAACTTCACTAGAATCGGCAGTAAATAACCTATAGAAAACTCTAAAGTCTGCTTCTGGTTGAGCATTAGCAGCAACAAAAACTCTTAAAGAAGATGCTGGTTGTTTTAAACTAACTTTCTTAGATACGAATAATGAACCATGAGGATCTTCATTTAGTGATCTAGTTTTAGTATCTGTAGTATAATCAGATATTGGATTGTTAATTTTATTTCTACCTAGAACAAAGGATGCATATTTTGCATCTAATACTGGAGATAAATTCTTATCTGCTGATGTCATATCAATTTTTAATGCTAATGATTTATTTCTAGGTAATGTTGATAACCTTAATGCTTCATTAGTTTTAGATGCCACCAATCTTGGTGTTGGGAAGAATGTAGTCTCATTCAATATAGTTGGTTCAAATCCTTGATCAATAAAGGAAACTTCATTTCCACCAGCACTTGTTCCACTAACAGTTCTAACTGAAGTGTTAACGAATGTTCCTTTACCAGGAGTAATTGCATTAAATTGTGCAGATAGCGTACTGAACTGGTGGTTTTGAGATACTTTAGATCCCTTTCCACCTACTGCTTTATCGCTAGTAAAGCACAATAGTGCAGGATTATCAGCAACATTTTCACTTCTAGGACCACTTCCCCTTTCAATTTCTAAGAAATAATTATCAATATTAGATTCATTTCTTAAAGTAGTATTAGAAGGAACGTTTATAGTACTATTAATACCGACTAATGGGAATCCATTTACTTGATATGGTTGAATAGAAACACCTAAACTATGTCCTATCGCTGTAGATCCACCAACTCCTCTATCAACTATAGTAAGTTGTCCTGTTCCTACAACGTAAGAAACAACTTCACTTTCTATTAAAGCATCACCCCTATCTGTAGCAATACCTGCAAAGTTAATAAATGATGAAGTGCTCGCAACAGATACTAAAGTATCACTTATACCAAATTGACTAGTTATTTCAGTTGATATTGAATCTGGTTCAATTCCTTGCAATTTAACTGCATTATTAGCACCATGATGTGCGTGATTATATTGTATAACTTCAATAACATTACCAGTATTTAAATCACTTACTATTTCAGAATCACCATCAACTTTAGATGGACCAGTACTTACTTGTCTTTGATCATTATTTGTTCCATAATGAACAAGATTCGCACCATTTTTAAATGTTGCACCTTGAACATCTGTTAATAAAATCGTATCTAAGGTTGTATTAATACTTACAACTGAGAACTTACAACCACTACCTCTCACATATTCAGTACCAGCAGGATCAGGAATTAAAACATCACCAACAGCATATCCAGTACCACCAGTTATATTACTAATATCGGTAATTTTTCCTGTTGCGTCATAAGTAAGAGTTGCTGTTGCTCCAGAACCATCACTAGTTAAAGATTTAAGTGGTACAGAACCTTTAGTTACAGCATCTGGATTAGAATTATTCTGATTTAAATATTGATATCCAGTTCCACCCATAACTATTTGTGGTTGTGTTGATGTAAGAATAGGAGCAAATACATTTTCAATTACACCTGTTACACTTCCATCTTCTGGATCTGCAGGAGCACCTGTACTCATCTTCCTACCAACTACTATAGGATCAGTAGAACTATCAAGACCAGGATTAAGTTTAACCTTTAATTTTCTAGGTAAAGTTCTAATTGGATTATCTGGCAATACTTGTGTATTCTCGTTACCAGGTTCAATTGGACTATTATAGAAGGTTACTGTACCAGAAGAAACGAATTCTGCTTTATATAATTGGAATGTTAAGTCTTGATATTGACTTGGTGTCCAAATAGTACCATTCTGAGATTTAAATAAACTACCTCCAATATATTGCTTGGTGTGAACAACACTTTCAACATCAGGTAGAGTTGCAGTTTTAACAGTTTTCTGACCCATAGTTGAGACCCACATCTCATACAAGTCTGATGCTGGAGATAAGAAAACTATTGCATATTCCTTACCACCTTCTAAAAAGATTGGTGATGGGAATTTAACTCTTGTTGCTATAGAAGCATCAGTTGAGGTGGTAATATTATTTGGATTTAATGAAACTTGTGCATAATCCTGAACAAGGAAGTTTGTTGGTGTTCCCAATTCAACTTCTCTAACTTCCACAAATACCTTAGAACTTGGATCTTTACTTGCAAAGTAACATCAACAGAAGTTAAGAACATACCAGTTTCATCAACCCTAAAGGATTGTGCCAAAGGATCTCTATAAGGAGCCTCTACTCTTACAGTTTCTGATGTACTATTAACGTTTATAGAAGTTGTAGTCTCATTAGGTCTTTGTGGAGGTTCAGGTGGATTTCTAACTCCAACTGTAGATGTTTGTTGAGTTAAAATCGTTCCAGTAGAATGATACACACCAGTAGCATCACTTGCAAGAGCAGTGCTTCCTGGTAATGTTACTGTTCCTGGTGGAGTAGCAGTTAACTTAAATGTTTTTGTTCCCGTTCTGAATAAAACAGGAGGCATTGGTGTTTGGTTTGCATTCCTTAAGAAGAAAGTACCTAAAATATCACCCCAATTATCTGCCATTAATGATGCATTTGTTATAGTTGCACTTGCACCACTAGATTCTCCAACAACTGAACAACCCTCTGTTACATAACCATAATAAGATTCATCATTCGCTAAAGAAATAACATCAATGTTAAGTAATTTTGAAGTGGATGAATATCCATTAGATGGTGCAGGTCTTGTTCTATCAAATATATCAACTTGATAAGTTTCAACACTTCCATTCAACACATTAATTGTGCTAGGTTCTCCTAAAGGAACTTGAATTACATTAGCATCACCATACTTATGATCTGGAGCCATTACTCTGGCTTTACCAATTTCTTTACCGTTTTTAAGTATGATTACAGTTTCATACTTAGTAAATGTTCCAGATGACATTTCAATTTCAGTTACCTTTGGAAATATATCAGGAATTCCACTATCAAGATAACGATAATGTTTTGTAAATGGTTTTAGTCCATTTCCGTTAAATGCAACGTTCCTAGAACGCATGAATGGATCTGTTGCACCACTTATTTTAATACTTTCAACATAATCAAATTCTCTAAGAGAATCGATTGTATTAGTAAATGAAGTTTCTATTGTATTTGTAGTTGTTGTAGTAGTTGTAGTTGTAGTATCAACATGATTTCCTATTCTCCTGAAAGCATCTATTGGAGGAACTTCTTCAGTAGTTACATTTACATCAGTATCAATTGTAGTTGTATCTGAAACAACATTTGCTTGCTCTGCCCAAGTTGCTCCACTAGATTCTGTTCTATAATCATCAACATAGATTGTTCTAGTCCAGTTATCTGATGGTGGATCTAAAATAACTTGACCAGCAAATACAATAACATTGAATGGGTTAATATTTTCAACTTGAGTTGCTTGAAGATTCTTAATTTCACTAGCAACTTCGTCATATTTTAATGTAATTAGATCACCAGTTTTTTGACAATTTGGATCAAGTAACTTAAGATTTGCACTTCTATCTACTGTAGTATCATCTATCGATGGATCAAATGCTAGATCTGCTTTTAACGACCAGAAATCAACAGCACTAATTAATTCCTTATTAACAACATCAACATCACATCTAGAACCTTGAGTTCTATTAAAATTAATAAAGTTTCTATCTTTAAAATCATTTACTACAAATCCCGTTTTAAATCTATTCAACCCATCAGCATCTGTAACCTGTAAAGATTTTGTATCCAATTCCAAAGCAGTAAGAGAAGTCATAACTTCTAAAGTATCAATTCTCTTTTCAAGTTTACCAATATCTCTCATGGTAAACCTTCTATTATCATATAACTTGATCTTTGGACCTGTTATAGGATCATATAAGTATGCAGGAAGTGTTATTTGAGCTATTTCCATAGAAGGACCAAGCTCTGTAGGTGGTGCAGGATTATCTGCAGAAACACCTTTAATTAGTTTTACTTCTTCAAATTTATTAATAACTAATTTGTCTATTCTAGGTAAGTAATAAGTATATCCAACAGTAGAACTTTCTTTTGGTGCAACAACATATTTTGTTATTGATTCAAATATCCTATTATTAAAATCAAATGGAGATCCTGAAGTTAGTGATGGATCAAATGGTTTAACTCTAGGTCTGAAATCTAAAATATCAGTTCCTCTATCTCTTGCCACACTTGGAACATCGGTAGTATATCTATCTTTCGTATATGAATTGGATGTAAACACATCTCCAGTTTCTGTAGATTGTGTTTTATAGTAATCAAAAATAACTAATAATCTATTTGAAGGAACAGATGAATTTGATTTTCTAATGATAGAAGAATAATCATTATATTGCTTCTTATGACCTTTATTCAAATTATAATTTGAAGTCCTATTTACATAATTACCAACGGTTATTCCCTGTAAATTGGTTGTAATATTAGATTCTTTAAATGTTATTGATTCACCTCTAGCAAAAGAATTATCATTTAGATATACAAATTCAATCTCAGTTGCTGATACTCTATTAACAACTTGACCAATCGCTCTACTTGATTTACCTACAAGTTTTTCTCCTACGACTGTATTTGTATCTAATGCTAAACCAGAAACAAAAGTCAATCTATCAAGAGATGGTAAACTCTTATCCTTTGATTCATATATTGCATGAACTTTAACAACGTCTGGAACGTTTAATGATATTTCTCTATCCTCAACTCTCAATCCATAGAATTTATTTGCTGTTAAACCACTATTGGTAGATACACCTACCATTCTAGTTACATCTAACTTAGAACTTCTAACATAATCTTTAGATTTAGTTGTCAGTCCAATTTTCTTTAGAGTTACATTTACAGTGCAAGCAGCATTTTTAGATAATCCATTAAAGGAAATATTATTACCAGAATTTGTTATTACAACTTGATCTTCACTTAAAGTTTCTGTAGTTCCATCATTATAATGAACAGAATATCTTTCTTCATCATATGCTTCAAAGAAAGCACTTGTGATACCTGAAGCAACATCAAATACATCAGAACTATCAATATTTAAAGTATTACTACTTGGAGTTTTACCTGTTACTTGCCTATGAATTATTAAAGTAGAATTTGAAAGATTTACTGAAGAGATATTTGTTTTTGGTAATTTAGCATATAATCCAGAATTAGATACATTAATAATCTTAGGTACTTTAAGACGGAATATATTAGAAGTAGTTAAACCTGCAATAATTTCACCACTATTAACACCAGATACACTATTAACAGGTGCTAATGACATAGTTGAACCATCTGCTGCTATAGAAACAACTCTATTATAAGTTTGATCCCCCATATTTGTGGAGTATCCTACAATAGAATCCGTTTTTACCCCAACTTGTCCCGAAAATCTTCTACGAGGAGATCTTGCAGTTGCACTATTACCGTTTGCAGCACCACTAACAGTTAATGAATCAACAAGTGAAAAATTTGGTAATACCTTGTCATATAAAACAGCATCACCACTAAAATCGGCAACTAATGAAGCATTTAAAGCATTAGAATCTTGATAAACTGATTTAATATCTTCTGTTGAATAAACATTAACCTTAATTACAGATGAATTAGATGATTTAGTTTCTTCATTAAATATCAGTCTTTCTCCTTCAATAAATGTTCCAGTTGTTTGATATACATTAATTTCAGATTGATTTGCTGTAGTACCAGGATATTCTGCAACATAACCTATTGCACCACTACTAAGTCCTCTAACACGACTTGATTCTGGAACAGTTACTGCAATATCTGCACCTGGATTGGAAATCTGTAATATTTGATATGTTTGTATATCGTACATTGCAAGATCCCATTCACTAGATCCATCAGCATATCCTGCTCCCGATAAACCAAAAGAATATACACGAGCATCACCAATCTTAATACTACCAGTAGGTTTAGTAGTTGGATTAGTCGCACCAATATCCTTTCTTCTGTTATAAAGACCAACAATATTAGCAGTACTTCCACCAATATTCACCCAAGGAGTATTTGAAACATTATTAACTTTTAGAATACTTCCCATTCTAAATGGAACTAATGCTTGGTTTATTGTCTTCGTATCTCTTGGCTTATCTACATCTAAAACTGTAGTTCCTGGTAATGTTACATCAAATCCCCTAACATACGCTTTACCTGGTGATAATTTAACGCACATTGTATCTTCTGAAGGATCATTTCCTTCATCAGTCTTTTGATCTTCTGTGTACAGACCATTTGAACTAATTTCATCATTTAAAGAGTTTTGAATATTAACTCTAAATGGATTTATTGCATAGTTTCCAGACTCATCATATGTTCTTTTAGCAAAATACTTTCTAATTTCTGAATAAACCGAAGTATCTTGTAATTTTTTAATCTCACCATCTCTAACTCTAATTAATTCTACAAAATTAGTATCTTCAAAATCTAAAAGTGCCTTTTTAGTTAATTTGGCAGTTATTTGGAATCTATCAGCACCAGGTGCTGCATAGTTAGTAAATCCTTTTGCATTATCATTTAAAGATGAATCATCATTTGCAGTAATAACAGTTTCAGATATTTCAAGTCCAACTCTATACGATGGCTTATTTGAATATGGTTCAAGAACCACAACTGATTTTGAAACATTTACAAATGTTCCCCTTACAAAATAAACACCATGATCAACACCTGCAGCAGATCCAACCTTAGTGGCATCTTCAGACAATACTGTTAAAATTGTTTCACCAGCATTTAATGTAGTATTTCCATAGGTAATATTTTCTTCAAGTGTTAGAATTTCTTCGTTAGGAAACGCACTACTTTCAGAAGTAACACCAGATTCTGTATATTTTACAAAAAGTGTGATATCTTCTACACCTTCATCTGGTGGTAAAAGATAATTTTTTATAGTTGCAACTATCTGGGAATTTTGACCACGAACTTTAGTTCCCTTTCCGTTATTATTATTAACTAAAGCATCAAGATAAATTGAGACATCAATCCCAAGGTGATCTGGATTTACTTTTACTGAAAAATATGTACTATCGTATGTAACTGCTCCTGGTATAACCATAGAGCCTTCTTTGAATATATGACTTCCAAAAGATTCTAGTTGATTTTGTAATATCGACTGAAGACTTGTTAGTTCCCTTGCTTGAACTGGAAATCCTGGTTTAAACAGAACTTTATAATAATTATCTTCCTTATCAAAATCATCGTAATAAGGACTTATATTTAAATTTGTCTTTTGTGGCATTTTTCTTTAGAATTCCAGGATGATTTTGACGTCTTCTTTTTGTCTCTCATTACGAGCAATCAAAGGTCTATTGTCTATGTAAACAATTTCCCCTGATCCTTTATTTATCTCAGGACTCGATAACCCATTTGAGAATGTAATTCCTAAATCAATTAATTTAGTTCCAGTTGGATTTGTAGTTATTCCACTAAATGCAGTATCAATGCTTGCAGAGAAATTGGAACTATCGCCCTTTACTGCATTTGAGGATGATTCAAAGGAATAAATTGCACCTGAAGTTGATATGCCAGTATAATCTGTTTGATTATTGAGTGGCGTGGTGAAATTTAGAGAACGATCTCTAAAATATTTCATAACTTTAGTATCTTTATCATATGAAGCAACATATGCTTGAGCAATTCGCCCAGATGCTAATATTTGAGTTATACGTTCACCAACTTTAGGTTCATCACCAGAAACGGTACTAAATTTAAACGCATTTAAAGATGAAAATGTTGGATCACTATAAGTGTTAGAAGTTCCAACCTGTGTTGGATTTTTAACTATACCAACTTGTGAAAATTTAGTGTCAGATGGAAAATCCTTTGTAGAATCATCAAATCTTGCATATATTAAAACCCTATCAGTACCCAACTCTTTATAAAGATCATATCCATGACCTAAAGATGGAGGTATAATCGGTATAAGTTTTGCTCTCTGATTTGATGGGTGAGCAGCATCTTGTAATGCACCTAAATCAATTAGACCGTAAGTATATCCAGTTCCACCAGAACTAACAGTAGCGTTGGTTATTTTTCCACCCACTACATCAACTCTAGCTTTACCACCAGTACCATCACCTAATATGTCAACTTCTTGACCCAAACCATCTGCATATTTACCACCTGCATCTTCTATGTAAATAAATTTTATTTGGTTGCCATTAAGGGTAGAATTTCCATTTTCTCTAACCGCTTGGATCTGAGAATCTGAACTTGTTGACCAATTATTCGGAACAGTAATATATTCAGTTGAATCAAATTTTAATATGTCTGCAGGAGAAACTGTAAATAGATACTTCCAAACATATCCATCACCACTAGTACCAGCTCTAGAAGGTTCTAAATCAGTAAATGTTGGTTCATCTTGAGAAATATTTCCAGATGGATTAGTGCCACTTGAACCATTTGAGATGCAAATATACACCTTAAATTCAGAGTTCATTACATAATAACTTGCACCATACAATCTACTAGAATCATTTATTGGACTTTGAGCACCAGATTCGGTTGAATAATCATCACGATACATTTCATATTTCTTACCAGCAGTCCAATCTATTCTTCTAACAATTCTTCTTATGTTGGCAGAAGCAATTCTCTTACCAAACATCATAGTATCACCCACATGAGCATTACTAGAAAAACTGTCAAGAGGTTTTGGTGTTGAATTTGTTTTATTCCAATCACTGGATCTACCATATCCAACACTCACGCTAGGTGTTGGAGTTCCTGTTGGGTTTGGTAAACCAATAAAAACGTAATACGAATTTTGATCTGCTTCTACTGATTCAACAAAATTATTTGCGTTCAGAATTCTAAACTGATCAGTAACAATTGCTGGCATGATTATTAATTAAACTTTTTTTCTTTATTTATAGACATAATTTTATAGTCCACTAACAGTTCTAATAGAACCAGTATTTCTTAATCCAAATTCAGAGTTCAAACCGTTATAATATCTTCTCTGTATTGTTGGATATGTGGATAATCCAGAGTCAACTGTCAACCCAGTAACACCAATTGAAATTGGTGAAGTTGATCTAGTACCATTATATATTCTACCCCAAGATATAGTTCCTAACGAGGTTGTCAATCCAACGTTAGTTATATCATAGTAACCAGTTTGAGCAAAACCAGTTGTATTAGTTGTGCTTAAAATGTCACAGGTAATTTCTGCTCTAAAATCACTAAGTTGGGTAAATGTATGAACCTTGTAAATGTTATCTAAGAAATGTGTTCCAATAGCAACTACGCTATTATCATGTCCATCAACAGAAGTAACTCCACTTCCTATTGTAGTATCTTTAATTAATAGAGGATATCCAACTGCTAACTTATTAGCATTTGATTTATGTGAAGTAAAGAAGAACTTAAGTGCTTTAGTTCCTGCACCACCAGAACCTTGTGCAGTAGAAATTCCAGTAATAATGCCAGTATACCCTTCAACATTATCAAATGAGGTCATTTTCTCAGTTTGATATAGAGGTCTTTTGATGATTACCTGTGGTGGATTTGTATGAGTGTATCCTAATCCAATATTGTCTATTGTTATAGAATCAACTTTACCACCTACGATATTAGCAGTTGCTTCTGCAAATGTAGAAACTCCTACTTGAGCAAATTCA